GTTTTCAAAATTTTCTCCTTATTTGTTTTTCTTGATATAGTTATATCACGAAATAATAGGAAAAGTCAACAACGAATTTGCCTCTTAGTGCATTTTTCCTAGCAAGTGTTGCAAAAATGTCACAGCGCCCCGGGCGCCCGTAAGTCATTGAAATCGTTGACTTATTCGGTCTTCATCTCGCCAAATTGCTTCATCTAATTCGTCATAGTGGTCTTGGTCAGAATATTCTTCCTCACCAAATTCCTCATCCCATTCTTCTGGCGTGATGCCAGTCATGAGGAATTCTCTGTCGTCATCCGACAGATGAGGAAAGGCATCTTGGATGAGGATGCCGCCAGCCTCCCATGCCTCAAGTGTTTCACGCGAAACATCAATTTCGCGAGAATTGATTGCACCAGAAACGAGTGATTTTTTAGTGATAAGCATAGAGCATCCTCCAAGAAAAGAAAAAGGGAAAGAGAGAGGCTTGCGCCTCTCTCGCACGATTATTGCTTGACGACACCCATCAACGCAACAATCGCTTCTTTAGTAGCACCCATCATGCCATTGATGGGAAAGTCAGAAGGCAGAGCATCTTCAAGATTGCGAAGCAATTCCTTCTTAGTAGGCTCATCGCTCTTGCGAGCAGTAGCCTTTGGCTGTGCGACATAAACGCCTTCACGAACCAATTTTGACCGAACAGACCGAACAGATTTGCCGATAGCATCAGCAATCTCATCGATAGCAACACCCTCTTGGTAGAGGTCGATTGCCTTAGCAGTCATTTCAGGTGTGTAGTTTACAGTTTTCTCAGACATATTTTTCATCCTTTCTGTCTAGAGGGTTTTCATTTTATAGATAGAATATATCACAAAAATATCCAAAAGTCAAGTCAGTAATTTGACATATCCAATCTTTTTGAGTCAATCTTTTGACGCTTGCGATTGTAGTGACGCTTGGACGCAACAATCTGTGGGCGAATGTGCTTCACCTCACGAGCGACTGGATTTCTTTTAGCAATCTTTGTTTTCTTCATCATGAGTTTAATATATCACAAAAATATAATCTTTCTCGTCTTATTCCGACTATTAGTGTTCAATACGCGACAAAATGCAAATAAAATATTCAATGATTTCAATAGGTTAGCGGCGGCGGCCCGGGGGCTGGTAAGTGCTTGAAATTGCAGGTCAAATCACGCTGTCAATCTCATGCACCACAATTCTTAGAGCCTCATCACGACCAGCAAAGCGGTCATCCATATTCACAATATTCCAGCCGCCAAGTTCAAACATTGCTTCTTTTTTGAGAGTAAGAGCATCAAAGTTTGAAACAGCCTTTGCATCATTGGGCGAGTGCTTCCAGTAGCGTAGAGGGTCATGCTCTCGGCGTGTCAGCAGTTTGCGTTGCTTGGCTTCATCTATTGATAGCCAAAGTTTGACAAATAGAATTGGGCGTTCTTGTTCCCATTCCATCACCTTTGCCATAAAATTCCAGTATTGTTTTTGAGAACACCAACCCATGACAGGTTGAAGCAATGCGCGAGAATAATGCGAGCGGTCATAGAAAACCAGTTCACCTTTTTTAGGAAGCAATCTTGTCCATTCAGCAAGCCATGATTTCATCATGCGTTTTGTTGGCATAAATGATGGCACAATGCGATGAGCATATGGCGGCAAGTATCTGGTCAATTCGCGGATTGTGCCAGATTTGCCAGCACCATCACGACCCTCTAACAATACAGCCACGCGATAGCCTTTATCATGGATAGTTTCGGCAAGTTCATTTAGGCGAATAAGATTGTCAAGATTAGTTTTCATTATGTCCATCCTTAGTTGAAAGAGTTGGGGGAATTTCACCCCCATATTTTTTATTGCTCGTAGTGAGCCAAGATAGTCAATAGACAGGCTTTAGTCGCACCCATCAAACCATCAGTATCAAAAGGAACGACTTTTTCAAGTTCAATCATAATTTCCTTTTTAGTTGGTTCATCAGACTTTTTAGCAGTCTGTTTTGGTTTTGCTATATAGACACCTTCACGAACCAATTTTGAGCGAACAGAACGAACAGATTTGTCAATCGCTTCTGCGATTTGCTCAAGGGCGATTCCCTCTTGATAGAGGTCAATAGCCTTTTGAGTGAGTTCTGGTGAGTAGTTAACATTTTTTGCAGTCATATTTTACATCCTTTTGACTAGAGGTTTCGTTTCATTTGATATATATAGTTATAAACGATTTTTTCCAGAAAGTAAAGCAAAAAATGCGTTGTGATTGCATTTTTTTCATAAAAAGCCAAAAGTGTTGCAATTATGCAACACATTTAGTCAATAAAATCAAAGAGTTAGCCGCTCCCCCGGCCGCGCCGTAACTGGTTGATTTCACTTAAAAATCAGCCAGTATAACGCGCCTCCCCAAATTATCGTATCAGTTGCAACCGAATAGCCAAGATAAAGACCGACAGCCAGTCGCTTAAATGTATTCTGGCGCATCGTCGTAGACCTCCCCAAAATCTTCCCATTCTTGAGCCCAATCTGGTTGACCATCGTCACGCCATTGTTCGCGCTCGTCAATTTCATCAAGCGCACGATTTAGCAGTTGCGCTTGACGCTCTGACGGCTGAGCGTTTTCTAGCAAGACGACCGCTTCATGCAGTTCGTCATCGGTGAGATTTTCGATTTCGTCATGTCTCAGATTTTCAATTTTCAGCATTTTTCGATTTCCTTGTTAGTTTGTTGAGATGTTTGCGGTTGTGAAAATATAGGTCATTTCTTAGTCTGGCGATTGACCTTTTTGACCTTACGATTGAAAGGCGTTGTTCTCCAGACTTTTTCACCATATTTGTATTCTGCATAATTGTCGCTCCCAAAATGTTGTTGGCAGAAAGTTTTGATGTAGTTCAGAATTTTGCGAAAATTCCAGTTGAATTTTTTGCATATCTGAACAGCCTTCCCTTGATAGCCTCTAATCTGGTTGAGCGATACAGCGAAAATTTCAGTCCATCCAGATTTGATGCCGACAGCAATCGCATCTGTTTGAGCCTTGAAATAGTCAAGCCCTTTGCGTGCCATCATAATTTGTGACAGTTGTTCGACCAAATAAGTTTTGCGGTCATCATCCATCACCAAACAGTTGTGAAAGCCGACAGTCCAACCATTGCGACCATAAGAGCGCAAAAATTCTTTGAACCGACCTTCTGGAAAGCCGTCACCATCTAAGCGGTGATTTCCAGTCCAGCCAGTCTTGAACAGTGTTGAATTGCCATCGTTGATTGAAATGATATAGTTAGCCAAAGTTTTCATCCTCGTTTTGTTGACTCTTTATATATAGGTATTTATAGACTAATATTCAAGAGATTGCAAGAAAAAAATGCGCCTCAAACGCATTTTTTTTCAAATTATCCAAAAGTGTGACATTTATGCAACAGATTTTCCCAATAAAAACAATGGGTTACGGGTCGCGCCCCCGGGGTCTGGTAAGTTATTGAATTAAATAGTCTTTTCAGACTATTTATTTTTTCTGTTCTTGCGGCGATTTTTACGCTTCTGCGATCCAATCTTGCGGCGACCTTTGCCAACAGGATTTCTTCCAGTTTTGCTAGGCATCAAACACCTTCCTTTCTAATGTTAGTTCAAAAGTATCCATTCCCTCATCTTCAGGTTCAAAGATAATCACCTGTTCAACATCTTTGCGAGTTGTCAGTTGATGTTCATGAACAGTGATGCCGAAATCAGCATATTTTGCTTCAGCATCTTTTTTCACAGCGTAGGCTGTAAGTTCATCAACACACAAATCTAAAACCTCACCATGCTGGTCTTTAACAATCCAAATTGTGTTCATATTTTCAATCTCCTTATCATCAATATCAACAATTCTTAGAGTAGGCAACGCTTCACCATATTCTACACATTCATTACAAGCCGTTGCATCATCAAAGGTTTCCGTTAGCAGTTCACATTGTTCACAACCTTCAACAGGCATTGCTTCATAGTAGGCTTTTTTCATGGTTATATTCTCCTCATTCAATAATATAGTTATAACATAAACCAAAGGCAAAAGTCAACAACAAAATTCATTTAGTCGCATTTTTATGTCTAACTGTTGCAAATATATCACACCTATCTTAGTTTCTCTAATGATTACAAGGACTTACGGACTTGCCCCGGGCAACCTGTAAGCGGTTGATTACATACGCTTTTTACCTAAAAATAGTAGAGATACCACCGGCGCTGACAGCCGCTGGCTATGCGCCTATGGTCAAGCCATAAAGCGCAATGCCAAGCAGAATAATATTTGTAAGCAAAATCCAGTTATCTTTTCGCTGGTATCCATGAGCCATCCAAGCACAAGCCGCACCGCAACCCATAAGCAAAGCCCATTGTGGCGCGCCATTGGCTAGCGCGCTCATTTGCCAGATAACCAAAATAGTCCCAAGCATCCCAAACATTAGCGAAGCCCTCTAATAGTTAAATGTGAAAACATTAGTGCCGAGATAATGCCCATTAGCATCATAGCCGCACCGATAATCAGATTATGCGTTTCTGGCAATTCGGCAATAGCCGCACCAAACACAATCAAAGACCATCCAGACATAGCGCAAAGCGCAAAGAAAACGCGAATTAAAATCATTATGCAAACCTTTCTGCAAGTTTTTCTGGATTGATAACAGCAATTCCAATTTTGCGAAGTGATGAGCGAACCGAAGCGGCATCATCAAACATAACCTTTGAGGCTTTTTGGAATTGCTTAAGATTGAACAGCGAAGCAAGTTGTTTTGCTTTTAGTTGTCCATCAGGTTCATTGTTACCATCTGGACGGCTGATAATCTTATCAGGACAAATGCCATTGTCCATCAGAAATTCATAATCAGCAAACGACATATTGCGAGCAGTGCAAACCAAAACATAATCGCCTTTTTTATGACGCTTGCGGATTTGTTCAGCCAATGGCAGAACAGTATCCTGAAAGATTTTTTCAGGCGTTGCATTTTCTTTCCAAGCGGCAAGGTTCAGCGTGCCGTCTGCAAGTGTAGCCTGACGATGGCTGGAATCAATAATGGTTCCGTCTAAGTCGAAGATTGAGATATTTTTAATCATGTTTAATTCCTTTCTATATATTATATATAAGCATTCTTAAGGTAAAAATCAAGGGGTAAATGAAAAAAAAATAAAAAAAGTTTCGTTTATTTTCAATGGGTTAGAATTTTTTTTCATCTTTTTTTCTCAATGTTTTCAATGGGTTAGCCGTCCCCGGGGCAAGGGCTTATGCCCTCGCCTTGCGGTTTTCTTTCATCCGCTTGCGCTTGATTGAAACGCGGAAAACCTCGCGGTTTTCATTCACCATATTAAGATATTCGCCCAGTGATTGCGTCATGCTTGGCGCTTGGCGGATTGGCAGTTTAACCTCAACGGCTTGCTTCACATTGTTGCAAACCGAGCAAAGTGTTTGCAGATTAGCCAATTCATTTTTGCCGCCTTTAGTAACGGGAATAATATGGTCGCCTTGCAGTGAAGCGCCAGCAGTATCGTGATGACCACAAGCGCGGCAAGTCCAGTTGTCGCGTGTAAAGCAAGCCTCGCGAAGCGCCCAAGTAAGTTTAATCCGTTTCATGTCATGTCCTCCGTTGTTCATAGGTATAATATAGTATCAATCAATCGTAATGTAAACCCCAAAAAGAAAAAAAAATAAAAAAAATGCGTCAACAATTTGACAGGGGTAGGGCGGTTATGAGGACTATGTCAATTATTTGACGGCGGGCCCCTTCTCCAGAGCCTTTCACAGGGTAATTTTTGGAAAAACCTAAGAAAATCGCCTGTGTTATTAACACCAATGTGTCATTTCCTATAAAATTTTTACATATATATTATAAGGTGTAAAAAAATTTAACATCGACGGTCTGGTTGCTTCATATTTTTTTATAGACTTGTTTCTGCATTTGATGTCGTCTAAAACCTGCATTTTATTTTGATGGAAAAATTTTGCTTGACGAGGGTGCAGTTTTCTGACAAAATTAATTCAATAAAGGAATATTAAATATGTTAGCAGAACATTTTGAAAATTTAGATGATCCACACACAGGACATTTAAAAGCTCATCATTTTGAAGTTTTTAAAGATATAATCAAAATAACTAAAGCTAAAACAATTTTAGAGCTTGGATTCTGTGTAGGCCATTCTTCTATTATGTGGTTAGAAACTGATCCAGAAGTTTCAGTAGTTTCAACCGATATTGAAGTAAGACAAGGTTCGATTGATTATATTAATCAACATTGGGGTTCTAGGTTTAATTTTTTAAACCTAAATCATTCTCTTATAAATCGTCAGTTTGACGTTGGTCAATTTGATTTAATATTTATTGATGGTAATCATGAGAGAGGACCTGCTTCTTCAGATATGGAAGCTTCTATGAAGCTAAAGCCTACTTATATTGTATTAGATGATACTTCTCATTCAGCACACTTATATTTAAGAGAGTTTGCTAGAAACTATGGTTGGAGAGAAGTAAAACACTATGAAAATCATTGGGGACAAACGTTATACGAGGTGGGAAAATGAATAACGTAATTAGCTACTATAGTAGTGCTGGTGAATCACATTCTATTGAGTTTCATGATCTTTTAGATCAAGGACATAACATGGATATGATGATTCGTAATGGCACTCTTTTTAGTCGTCCTGATCATAACTACTCGGCACTTTTAAAATATTTGAAACCTGGAGATGTAGTGTATGACTGTGGCGCCTATATTGGAACTTTTGCAATACCTTTTGCCCTTGAGGGAATGACAGTTCATGCTTTTGAAGCATGGCCTGGTAACTCAGAAAGATGTGCAAAAAACTTTGCACCATATGATGTTACCTTACACGAGATTGCACTATCTGATAAAAATGAAACTAAAGAAGCACAGATAGTTCACTGCATGGGTTGGGAAAATCATGATGTACAAGAGTTCAAGCATATTACATATGCACGTTTAGATGATTATATAGATGAAAACGGTTTGCCCGATCCTCAACTAGTAAAGATGGATATTGAAGGCATGGAATCACTAGCAATGCTAGGCTGTGGGCGACTCCTCGAAGAGGTTCGCCCTATTTGGCAAATGGGTCTACACTATCAAGTTGATCACGCAGTTGATATGCCAACCTTTCCTGGTTGGGTTGATGCATCAAATGGTGGATTCGACTGGACAAATATCATTAAACTAGACTATGTAGTCTTAGACTATTCAGGGCATGAAGTAGGTTCGTCAGCTCTTACACGCGGTGGAGAGTTGATCTTTGTCCCAAAGGAGTTGAGATGAGAGTAGGATTCACTTGTTCCACTTTTGATCTCTTACACGCAGGTCATGTTCAAATGCTACGTGACGCTAAGTCACAATGTGACCACCTAATTTGTGGTTTACAGATTGATCCAAGCATTGATCGAGCATCAAAGAATCGTCCAGTGCAGACTATAGTCGAGCGTTATACACAGCTCAAAGCTATCTCATATGTAGATGAGGTCATTCCCTACGCCACAGAAGCAGATTTGCGTGATATTCTACAACTCTATCCAATAGATGTTAGAATACTAGGTGAAGAGTATCGCAATCGTGATTATACTGGCCGTCAGATATGCCTAGATCGAGGCATTGAAATATATTTCAATCAACGTGATCATCGTTTCTCTACCACGGCCCTTCGCATTGCTGTAGCCCAAGAAGAGATACGTCGTCACGAAGAGTTTCAGAGGAGTAACTCATGATTTATGCGTTTGATGTAGATGGAACACTCACCCCTTCGCGTGGACAAATGGATGCACGGTTTCAACTGTGGTTCACGCGATTCACTCGATCACACACAGTGTGTTTAGTTACCGGAAGTGATCATGCAAAAACTGTAGAGCAGGTTGGTGAAATGATAGTTCGACTATCAACCTATACATTCAATTGCTCAGGATCTGATGTCTACTACTATGGATCACATCAGTCAACTAATGGATGGACTTGTCCTGACCATCTTTGGACATGGTTAGAAACACAACTCTATCAGTCACCTTATAGGCATCGTTATGGACGCCATTTTGAAACTCGTCCTGGAATGTTAAACTTTTCAATTGTTGGTCGTGATGCTCGTGGAAAGGAGCGTACACACTATTTTGACTGGGATAGGGAAAATGGAGAGCGTGCTCGCCTTGCTTCACTAATCAATGAACGTTTTCCAGAAGTTCATGCCACAGTTGGTGGTGAAACTGGAATTGATATTGGTCCTGTGGGAGCTGATAAATCACAGATACTCACTCACTTTGGCGATTCACCAGTCACTTTCTTTGGAGATCGCTGTGATCCAGACGGAAACGACTATCCGCTAGCACGTGCACTCTGGAAACGTGAAGGATCTGCAGTTCATTCAGTGAGTGGCTGGAAAGACACTTGGGACATCCTAAAAAAGATTGAAGAGACAAATTATGAGTATGCGGAAAAAATTTCGCGTCAACGCGTAAAAGGGGATAGTACATATGCCGTCATCGCTAACAGCTAAAACTAAGATACTTGACGCACTTCGTGGGCAACTTCTCTTAATTGGTGGTGGTGTGTCTGGAACGCAGGCCACTGGAACTGTAACACTGGTTGGTGGAGCAATTGATACAACCACTCTTACTGGTGGAGGGCGTGGTTATGAGTATGCTCCTGAAGTGATTGTAAGTGGAGATGGTAGTGGCGCATCAATTCGTGCTATCAAGCCTGGGGACCAAGACTCTGTAACAACTCTTGAAATTGTAGATGGTGGATCAGGATATACCACTGCAAGTCTGTCAATTGCAGCTCCTCCTCTCTCATTCAACTCTTCAGTTTATTCAAATGTGCATCGTGAATGGAAGTACCTACAAGAGATTAATGACTTTCCAACAATCTGTTTTATGACTGGACGAGTCAATCGCGAGCATCAAGGTGGTGGAATACGCTATGACACTCTTAACGTATCAATACGCGGATATGTGATGCAAGACGATTCAGTGTCAGCCTGTGAAGATTTAGCCGAAGATGTAGAGCAGGTGGTAAACAAACTGCGTGATGTAAAAACAGCAGAAAATGCACAAGCTATAGTAGATTCACGCGTATTATCAATTCGTACAGATGAAGGTCTATTTGAACCTTATGGAGTTGTTGATATTCTAGCTGAAATAACTTATGACTATGATGTTGTAGTTAATACCGGTTATTTATTGTTAGAGAGCGGAGACGGATTTATCATCTCTGAAAACGGCGATCTGCTACAGTATATATAGAAAAAAAGATATATATAGTTGCCCCTGTATCAGGGTTGTTAAAATTTAAATATTGCATTAACCGAATTTTAGGTGTAAGATAGAGGAAGATAAGATGAAAAAATCAGATGTTGAAGTAATTTCACCCACAACAACTGTAGAAGCGATTGAGAGAGCTTTAGATTCGCCAGCAATTGATCCTATCGTATTATCAGTTGCCAATGAATACTTATCAGGAAAAACAATTTCTGCTATAGCAGAGTCGTTTGACTTAAGCGAAGACCGTGTAGCTGCCATAATAGAGAAAAAAGAAGTCAAGTCATATATAGACAATGTATTTGTCACTCAAGGTTATTTAAACCGAGTAAAGCGATTGCAACTGATTAACGCTGTCATAGATCAAAAAATGCAAGACGCTCTAGAAACCGGAGTATTTTCTAAAAAAGACCTCTTAGATTGGCTAAAACACCTACATGATGTTGAAGGCGCAGTTCAGAAAAAAGAAAAACCAAGCGTTGCAGTTCAGGTCAATAATAACTACGACTCTCTCATGAAAGGTTTATTAGACAACTAAGGAAGGGTTAGGATGGCAAATAAGAAAATATCTGAATTAAATCAGATAGGAGCAGCCAATCTCACTGATACCGATCAGTTAGTAGTCGTAGATGTTGAATCGTCTGCGACTCGTCGTTTATCTGTAGACAACTTACGTGCGCACATTCAACAAGGAATGTCCACCTCCGCAGACTCTAACCTCACTGCGTTTGCTTCCTATGCCAATTCAACATTTGCTACCACTGGTGGCGCTAATGCAGCATTGGTAGAGTCTAACCTTCGCTTCTTCGCACAAGGTGCTAACGCCTCTATCAATACAGTTGAAGGTAATCTCACTACATTTGCCGCCTATGCTAATACCACTTTTTCTGGTGGTTCTGGCACCGTACAAACTAATCTACATCATCTTGGTACAACAGTTAATACCTCTATCAACACAGTTGAAGGTAATCTTAGCTCTTTCGCTACCTATGCCAATGCTACCTTTTCTGGCGGTTCTAACAGCACTCAAACTAACCTACATCATCTTGGTGCTACCGCTAATGCGTCAATTGATGCAGTTCAGTCAAATTTAGACGCAATTGCAACTTCAGACGGTACATCAGTCACAGTTACTGGTCAGCACTTACTTCCTTCCGCCAATGTTACCTATGATCTTGGTTCTACAACTCTTAGATGGCGTGATCTATATCTATCAGGCACTACAATTAATCTTGGAGATCTTCAGCTCTCAGACTCTAATGGCAGCTTTATTGTAGCTTCAGCCGACGGATCTATCACCGAACTTCCAAAAGGTGTAGGTAACATTGCTATTAAGTTTGGTAATGTAAATTTTGGACTTCAAGGTGCTAATACAAATATTGACCTAGTTCAAGGTAATGCAGCCTCATTTGCTAGCGGTGCTAACGCTTCTATTTTGCTAGTAGAAGGTAATGCTATTGCTTATGCTACCTACGCTAATGCCACCTTTGCCTCTACTACTTATGTAGATACTGAAGTATCCAATTTAATTAACGCAGCTCCTGCAGCACTAGATACTTTAAACGAACTAGCTGAAGCATTAGGAGACGATCCTAACTTTGCTACCACAGTTCTAACACAGATTGGAACAGTTTCTTCTAACACTGTTGTTAATAAAGCTGTTGTAGATCAGTTTGGTACTTATGCGAATGCAACATTTGCAACAGGTGGTGGTGTATCAGATGTACAAGCTAACCTACACGCTTTTGGGTCGTATGCAAACTCTACTTTTGCCACAGTTACTGACAATGTTCAGTCTAACTTAACTGAGTATGCTTCTGTAGCTAATACAAACATTGACTCAGTACAGGCTAACTTAACAGCTCTCTTTACTTCAAACGGAACAGCGATTACAGTAGGCGGTTCAGCTGGTGCTAATCTAATTCCACAAGCAAATAATCTTTTCTCTCTTGGTACTCCTAGTCTTGTATGGAAAGATCTCTATGTAGGTCCAGGTACAATCACTGTTGGTGACATTCAGTTAAAAGATTCAGGTGGCGAGTTTGAAATTACCTCTCAAACAGACCCAACAGCCAAAACTGTAATCTCTGGTAAAACTGGTAACATTGCACAACGCTTTGATAATGTAATACACGGTTTAGGCGGTGCTAATACTAATATTGATTTAGTACAGGCTAATGCAGATACCTATGCTGTTTTTGCAAATGCAGCAATCAATACAGTACAAGGTAATGTAGATGTGTACGCTACATTCGCTAATGCAGCTATTGATACTGTGCAGAGCAATGCAGATGCATACGCTACATTCGCTAATGCGGCTATTGACACAGTACAGAGCAA